CGTGTCTTGATGCGGGCGGACACAGGACGCCCGGCACGTAGAAGGTGGTCCTTGTCCTGGAATGGAATATCTCCAGGCTTCAGGAACCACTTCATCAAGGCACCATAGTCGTCCAGACGTGAGTCTGGAAGACGATAGCGGATCACGGCACCCTTGACAAGGGGTACTTGGTAATCCGGACACACCCTCATCTCCTGGCTAGGGAGCGAGTATGCGTGCCTACCCATCAGAGCCGAGGTCGCTTCGACGAACGGGAAAGGAATGATCCTCTGAATCCGCTCATCTAGCTGCTCAACCACCTCATCGTAGCCAGCCTGAAACAGCTGGTTCCGGAGAGAGACGGCTGAGTTCAGCTCCTCTACATCCCGCCTGTGCCGAGGTAAGGTACGACGGAACCGCACGATAGAAACATCGTGCCCGTCGTAGTAATCCTTGCCGCAAGACTCCCTGAACTTCCCAGTCCAGAACGACTTGTCGGCATTCACTCTTAGCCCGAAGGCTTCGAGCGCCTCGACTACAGGTAGCACATGTTCTACGGGGACAATGATATCATCCCCGTAGACGCGCACCCGTCCGTAAAAGGACTGAACGTCCCTCGCGGACAACCGGCGATTGAGCGAGCGCTCAATTCCTACGAAGACCACGGTCGCGAAGACCATTGCCTCGAAGGGGAAGCACAACGCTGAACCCATGGACGCGAACTTGGCCAGACGTATAGTCTGACCAAGCACATCAGCCTTCCGGCTCCTCGTCGCATCGACCGCTGACCGTAGCCAACGATGATTTTTCAGAAGGAGCCGTACATGCTGATTGGAAACCCGATCCGAAGCCTCACTGAGATCCAGTGTGGCGAGCGCTCCAGTGATGGAGCCCTCACGCGCGAGCCGTTGATTTGGTTCTTGCGATTCGGAACTCACGAGATGACGCGTGTTGTCACAGCGCGCCGCCTGCTCCACCATGACCGAGAGAACCCCCTGCTGCATATACTGCATACAGGTAGGTTCAATGGCGATGATGCGTGGGGTTTTCAGCGTCTTGGGGACGGGGGTAACCCTTACGGGTACCTCATCCCCAGGTTCGAGGATATTCGCACCGTCCACCCTCTGAAGGAAGGACTCACTTGGAATAAGGTACTCCCAATGGGGGAATTCCGCCTCCAAGCGGGAGGTCCACGACTGATTGTTATACTTCGCGTTGCCGCGAAGCTTGTCAGCCGTCGCCCCCTTCCCGTGCTTTGGAAGGACGCCCTCGTGGTAGATACGTGTATCTACCGCCGAAAGATAATCCGCCCACAGCAATCTGGAGACCCGGTCGAACTGATCCAGGTACCCAGATTCCGACTTGATTAAACGTCGGTCGGACTTACGAACATCCTGCTCACACTCAATGAACCCGCGAAGCGCCGCATACGTTCTGCTTTCAGAGCAGCGCAGCAGCACCTTGCCAAACGCCAGCGTTAGCTGACGCACAGCTCGGATAGCTTCGATGGATGGGTCACTGAGCAATCGACCAGTCTTGCGGTCGAACACTTGATCCAGGAAACCTCCGAAGAGTCGGGGGAGACCACCAGTGAAGGCATAGCCCTGAAACTGGCTGGGATCACAATGCCCTAGGTCGAGGCTTTTTTCGAAGCCCTTACCGAAGGCAGGGAGCGAGATCGTATAAAACGACTCGCCTTCGTGTTCGAATCGCGACGTGACCGTTTTGAGGTCACGTTTGGTGCTGGTGCCGCATCTGATCCCCAGTTCCCTGAGGATCACCTGATAAAGCGCGATCAGGCTTTTCAACGCCCCTCCTCGTAATATTGGGGGGTAGGCGTTCCTCAGCCAAGTTCGTCGCCGGGTCCGCTAGGCCTATCAAGGCCTAGTTTTCTCCTCCCAGAAGCTGGGAGACCCGCGCGCCTGAACTGGCAGCCAGATAGGCCACAAGGCCATCAACGACTGCCTTCGCCTCCGCCACTGTGTAACCGTTCACCGGCGTGTCCACGACCAAGTAGGTCATCATTCGGACACGCTGGTTCTGGTTAGCCACAAGCGGATCAGAGGTGATCTTGTTCGACGTCAGGCGAATCACGCGCCGCTGTCGCTTCCCGTTAGTAGAGGAAACGGCCAACTGCGTGGTACCGTCGGATGAGGTGAACTCACCCGAGGAAGCACCCGAACCGGTACGCGGCATGGAAACCGTCGTACCGGAAATGGTGACTGCCTGGGGATCGGCATAGGACATGGCAACGCCTTTCAGGTTGGGATCGCCGCAGATCATGCGGCGAGATCGTGTGCACGTAGCTGCCTTATGAGCTGCCACGCACGAGCACTCCTGGCGCCTTGGTCATACCAAGGGCCGTCAGGATAGCCCACTTCGAGGGAGACATGTTGCTTAGGTCCACCCCAAACCCGTACGGGGACGCGCGCTTGCGTAACTTTCGAGTGTACTCTAATATCACACTCACGCGCGTTGGAACCGAGCCCGATGGATCACTGGGCTTGATTCCTGCTATGCTATACTCCCGTGATGCCACAGTTTCATGCATCACGTACCCGTAGCGTAGCACGACTGAATCGTCGGCGATTAGCTCAGCGTTTTTCACGAACGTGCTGATGTCTAAGAACCAATCGATCAGCCAGGTCCACGGTGTTAACTCCCAGATGGTGGCCACGTTTAGACGTGTGCCCAGAAGGTGATTAGCCTTCGCCTCGTAAACGCCCATCCTACCCAGATATCCCGTGTGGGATGAATCCAGATAGTAACTGAAGGCGCCCGAGAACCACGACCTCGACCGGATGACTTCCGTCATCTTTAGAGGTGGGAGTGGATCCTGGAAGAACTTGATTTCGTAAGGCCATTGAATACTGGGGAGGTCTATCGCCCCTGGCCCTATCGTAGTCTCG